CTTTCGTTTCTCTCTCCGACGGGTGATATCAAACACGCGTTCGGGCAATTCTTGCCCCATTATTCGGTTAATGGGGCTGCCGCATTGTTTCGTGTTCGCTCCACCTACGCTCCACGGAGGTCAAGATGATCAAGCGTCTCGTCGCGGCGCTGTCGATGCTGGCAGCGAGTTCGGCACTGGCGCTCGCGCTGCCGTTGTCGGCGTCGGCGTCAACGGTCGGCGGTCCGTACTCGGTGACTCCGGAGTCCGGCCAGGCCCAGGCGTTCCATTGGTTCCCGACGTTCGACAGCGGCAACTGGAATTATCAGGCTGTCGCGCAGTGCTCTGACGGAACGTTCGTGTTCGGCGGCTGGCATGCGTTCAGCGAGCAAGTGCTGTCGAACACGCCGTCGTGCAGCTCTGGCGGGCACGGTCACATGATCCTCGGCGACGCCCGGTACCGGCAGTCGTCGCCGATCGAGTTCGGCTGCTGGATACCGGGTTTCGGCCGGCACGGGTCGTGCAGCAACTAGCACAACCCGCTGTAGTCGAACGAAACGGTTGACGCTCAACTCGTCGCGCGACAGTCTGAGGGGGTAGCGCGGTGAGTCCGGTTGATGTGCTGCCTCTGCTGACTGGGCCAGTCGGGGCGCTCGCAGTGCTCATCTGGGTCGTGTGGATGCAACGTCGCGACTTGGCTGAGCAGCGCCGGACCATTGAAGCTGAGCGTAAGCGGGCCGACGTCGCTGAGGAGGCCGCTCGGACGGCGAACGCGTTGATCGCGGGCCTGCTGGATAAGGGGCAGCGATGAGCCTGCTCGGCTGGTGGCGACGTATGCGCCGTCCGCGGGGTAAGCAGCTACGTGCCGAACGTGAGCACGCCGAGTCTCGAGCTGAGGTCGTGCAACGCGAAGTTGTTGAGCCGTTGCAGCAGACTCGCAACCGGATGCGCTCGCATAACCATGTGTACGAGGCTGTGAAACGGTCTATCACCGAGGGCTGACTCTCGCCGGCCCCCGTTCAACATAGAGGGGCGCCGGGGATGGTGACGGTGACGGTCGCGCACGTGCTCGTGCGTGTCGGTTTCTGGCTTGCGCTGCTGTTCACTCCGGTGATCTCGTGTTACTGGCCGTGGTGGAAGCATGATCTTGGCGTGTCGATCGCCGCGGAGTCGTGGGCGTTCGCTGTGCTGCTGCTACCTGGCCAGCTCACGACATGGTTCGGTTTGTCGATGACGCGCGAGCCGTGGTTCGTCTGGGTTGAGCTCGTCGCGTTCGCTGTCGCGATCTCGATCTTTCCGTGGCGCGCGTGGGCGACGTACCGGCTGCAACGGAAGGGGCGCGACCGTGCACAACGACGGCGAGATCGTGACGTTCTACAGTCCGACTAGGGCGCTGCTCATCCGGTTGCGCGTGCAGCGTCGCGTCGAGCACGCTGTTGACACGGTCTGCGTATGGCTGGTCGAGCATCGGTGCACGCGGGTCGCTGTCGCGCTCTGGCGGCTGGCCGGGCTGTGGTAGAACACATCGGGTACGAGACGGTCGAGCTGTCCGAGTTGACGCCGTTCCCCGGCAACCCGCGTGTCGGCGATCTCGAAGCGATCAAAGAATCACTGGTGCGCTTCGGCCAGTACCGCAGCATCGTCGTGTGGCCGAACGACGGCAAGCAGTATGTCGTCGCTGGTAATCACACCCGTCTCGCGATGCTCGATCTGGCCCGGATGGATCCGGTGACCTATGACCAGACGTATGCGTCGCTCGTCGGCGGGTCTGAGCATCTGCGTTCATTCAGCGGCACGATCCGGGTCGAGATCGGCCGGTTCGCCGGCTGGGACGAGGCGCGACGCGTCAACGCTGCTGACAACCGGCTCGCTGAGCGCGGCGGATACGACGAGGATCTGCTCGTGCCGATGCTCGAATCATTCGGCGGCGACTGGGCGGGCACCGGATGGGGGCCGGAAGATCTCAGCCGGTTGCGCGCCGATTTTCAGCCGGATGGTGGGATGCCCCCGCCGCTCGACCAGCTCACACCCCGGTTGTGCCCGAAGTGCGGTTACGACGTTGCGAACGACCCTGACGGGCTTGCGTAGAGTTCGTCGAACGTCAGTTGCGTGTATGGCACCACAGCCGGCGGGGGCATCCGGCGCTCGGCTAGTTGCAAGACGGGTAGCGCGTTGATGCGCGTCGTGCCGACACGCCGGAACTTCGCCCGCCGGTAGCAGTAGCCGGGTATCTCGGTTGTCACAAACCGGGTGTCGATCATCGTGATCATGCCCAGGTCGGGGACGTCCGGCCAGCGCCAGCGTGTATGAGCGACAGCCCACGTGATCAGATCAGACGCTTGCCAAGGGCAACCCGGCTGGCGCCGGAATAGTGAATTGATCCATGCGCCGGCCCAGTCGTGCAGCACGTATTCGGCGAGCGGCCATGATGTGACCCAGACGGCCGACACTGGCCAGTCGCAGGTTTTGAGCACGAGGCACCGGCCCGGCTGTACGAAGTTGTGTGCGCCGATCGTCTGCCGTGAATAATGCTGGTCGGCGACGGCTCGAGCTGCGGGGTCTGAACGCCAAGACAGACGCCAAGGGGACTTACCATTCATACGGCTAGTCTAAACCGGAACGCGACAAACCGTGAGGATGCGGCTTTGGATGTGACCGAGATCGTCGCAGCTGTTCGCGCTTCGCTGAGCGACGATCTGCGGCGTCGCGAGTACCGCGGCGACCCTAACCCGGTGCGCGGTCACTGTTACGTCGCGTCTGAGGCGATTTACCACCTCGGCGGGCGCGCGGCCGGTTACGAACCGGCGCGCGTCGAGCACGAGGGACAGATGCACTGGTTTTTGATCGGTGCTGGTGGCGTGCTCGACGCGACTGCTGACCAGTTCGCTACCCCGGTGCCGTATGCGCGTGCGCGCCGTAACGCGTTCCGGCATCCGGAACCGTCAGCGCGGGCGCGTGTGCTCATGACTCGTGTGACCGGCAATGAACCGAAACCTGTCGCCCCGCCGGATGTGCCGCTGCTGGTCGCGCCGTGCTCGTACCAGGCGGCTGAGACCGCTGTCAGACGCTGGCATTACTCGAAGTCGATGCCGACCCCTCCGCGTGTGCTGTTCGGCGTGTGGGAGCATGGCACGTTCGCCGGCGTGATCATATTCAGCCGGGGCGGGTCGCCGAACCTCGGCTCGCCGTACGGGCTCTCGCACACCGAACTGTGCGAACTTAGCCGGATCTCGCTGCGTTCGCACACAGCGCCAGTGTCGCAGTGCGTGTCGATCGCGATCGGCGAGCTGCGCAAGACGTCGCCGGGGCTTCGGCTGATCGTCTCGTTCGCCGACCCGGCGCATGATCATCACGGCGGGATCTATCAGGCCGGCAACTGGCTGTATCTCGGGTTGACGGCCGGTGAGACTCAGTATCTTGTCAGAGGCCGGCAGTATCATTCCCGGTCGCTGGCAGCGACGCAGTACGGCACCGGCCGGCGTACGAATCGGTCGATGGCGTATCTGCGGGCGAACTTCGATCCGGATGCGAGCACGGTCAAACTGCCCGGGAAGCATCGGTATGCGATGCCGCTCGACCGGGCGATGCGCCGTAAACTGCTGCCGCTCGTGCAGCCGTACCCACACGCCGACTAGGGCTCACAGGTGAGCTTCGCCGATTCCGTCGGCGAGGGGCGGGTTCGATCCCCGCAGTCGGCTCGATCAGCGCGACCCGCCACGCGACGCCGTCGCCGTGCTGACGGCATCGCGGGTGGATGATCGCCCAACCGGACGCCCCGACGGGCCGGATGCAAGGACAGCGCATAGTGCCAGCATCGCAACGTGAGCAGCGTCTCGTCGCCGAACGGCGCGACCGGGTGCTTGCCAAGCGTTCGGCTGGCATGACGTATCAGCAGATCGCCGACAGCGAGCCGTCACTCTCAACGGCGTCAGCCGCGGTGCAGGACGCAGCTCGAGCGCTCAAAGCGCACGCGTCTGAGCGTCTGCGCGAGGGTGACCCGCTGACGCTCGAACTTGAACGGCTCGACCAGCTTGAACGGGCAGCGCAAACCGTGATGCGCACCGCAGCGTCCGGCCCGGCACCGTCGCCGGGGCTCGTGCTCAAAGCGATCGACCGGCTGACGCGTATCTCGGCACGCCGGTCGGCGCTGCTCGGACTATCGAACGTGTTGCAGCCGAACGGAGAACGGCAGCCGAATGGACTCGACGAGGTCGCAGCGCAGCGTCGCAAGCGTCGCGCCGCGCAGGGTTGGTGAACAGCGACCCCGGTTGCGCTCAGTACCGCCGTACGTCAGCAGTGCGGCGTCGGAGGCGATAGACCTCGCTGAGCGCGCCGGGCTGTCGCTGGACGACTGGCAACGGTGGGTGCTGACCGGCGCGCTCGGCGAACGAGCCGACGGCAAATTCAGCGCGTGGGAAGTGTGTCTGATCGTCAGCCGGCAGAACGGCAAAAATGCGATCTTGGAGGCGCGCGAGCTGGCCGGGCTGTTCGTGTTCGGCGAGCAGATGATCATTCACACGGCGCACAGGTTCGACTCGTCAGCTATCGCGTTCCGGCGGTTGTGCAATCTGATCGAAGCGTGCCCCGATCTCGACCGTGAGGTTGCGCAGGTCCGGCAGTCACACGGTCAAGAGGCGATCATCCTGCGTAAGAACCCTGGCGCGGGACGCCCACACGAGGCGCGTATCGAGTACAAGACGCGCAGCGAGTCGGCCGGCCGGGCGTACTCGGCTGACCTGGTCGTGTACGACGAGGCGATGATTCTCGACTCGTCCGCGGTCGGTGGTGCGTTGCCGACGATGTCAGCCCGGCAGATGGCGACGGACGGCGGGCCGCAAGTCTGGTACACGGCGTCGGCGGGGATCGGTCACAAGAGCACGCAGCTCGCGTTGCTCCGGGGCCGGCTCGTCAAAGCTGCTGAGACTGGCGTCGCTGACGCTTCGATGTTCGCAGCCGAGTGGTCGATCGAACCGCATGACCAGTATTGCGAACCTCGCTGCTCGAAGCACATCGACGCCGATTCGCTCGACGCGCTGTATCTGGCGAACCCCGGTCTCGGCATCATCCACCGTGACGGATCCGGGCTCACTCTTGAAGCGTGCGAGCGTGAGCGCAACGGCATGGATGAGCAGTCGTATCTGACTGAGCGTCTGTCGGTCGGTGTCTATCCGGCGCCGAAGGACGGCTGGGCTGTCATTCCGCGCCGCTGGTGGAAGGACACCGAAGTGACCGACAGCGTGCGACCGGCCGGCGTGGTGTTCGGCGTTGACAGCACGCCTGACGGTGCGTTCAGCGCGGTCGCTGTCGCTGGCGAGATCGACGGCGAGCACGGCTACGTCGAGTTGTGCGATCACCGGCCGGGCCGGTCATGGGTGCTGCGCAGGGCGATCGAACTTGACCGGCGGTGGGGTCCGACGGTGTGGGTGATCGACCCCCGGTCGGGCGCTGGCCCGCTGATCGACGACTTTGACCGCGCCGGTCTCAAGGTGGTTAAGCCGACCGCGCAGGAGGTCGCGCACGCGTTCGGCGACTTTTATGACGCTGTGCGTGAGAACGAGCTGCGTCACGCACCGGATCGTGAGGTTGCGAACGCGCTCGCCGGCGCGGCGACCCGTAAACTCGGCGACGGTCTCGCGTGGGATCGCGTCAACTCCGGGGTTGATATCTGCCCGGTTGTCGCGTACACGTTCGCGTGGTGGGGCTGGCGGCAGCACGGCGGCGACGGCTATGACGCCGGCGAGAGCGTGCATTTTGATCTCGCTGAGATCATCCGGCTGTGCAAACTCGGCGCGTACGGGCCCGGCGACCTGCTGAGATTGCACGATGCGGGACTGCTCGACGACGACGGGCTGACGGCACTCGCCGCGGCGGGTGTTCAACTGCCCCGATAGGGAGGCAACAGGCGTGAGCACGAACGCGACCGAGACGGTCAATGTCGAGTTCGACGTATCACGTCGGCGCAAACTGCTGCTCTGGACGGTCGGCAAACTCGGACGAGGCTATGTGCTGGCGCGCGATTGGCGCGTGCACTTGGCAGCTCCCGGCGTGCTCGGCGCCGGCCTGATCTCGGCTGGCGTCGCGCTACGGTTCGGCGTCTGGGCGGGTCTGATCGTCGCCGGGGCGTTCTGTCTGCGGCTCGACGCGCGGGTGCGCTGACCCGTGGGGCTGTTCTCCGGACCGCGACCGGGCAGCGCGACGAACGGTGAGCTCGACAAAGTGCTGCACGGCGGGCCCGGCGTTGACATGCAACAGTTGCGCGCATTCTTCGGCATCTCGTCGTGGACTGATCTCATCCCGCTGCGGCCGGGGACCAATCCGAACGCGTTGCCGGTCGTCACCCCCGATCAGGCGATGCGCAACTCGGCGGTGTGGGCGTGTCTGCGGTTGCGCGCCGACCTGGTCTCAACGTTGCCGATCAACGTGTACCGTCAGGCGCGCATGCCGGACGGCTCGTCGGTTGACCTGCCGGTGACCACGCCGATGGTGTTGCGTTATCCGGGTGGCGCACAGTGCGGCATCTGCGAATGGGCGTACAGCACGCAAGTCGATCTCGACCGGGTCGGCAACACGGTCGGGCTTATCCAGCAGCGCGACGGCAACGGTCTGCCGCTCATGATCGAGCTGTTCCCGACGCAGGTCGTCACGATCAACACGGCGAATCATGGCCGGACGATCACGTCGTACAAACTCGACGGCACGACGTACGCCCCGGCTGACATCTGGCATGAAAAGGCGTTCACCACGTCGGGCATTCCGGTCGGGCTGTCGCCGGTCGCGTATGCGTCGCTCGTGCTCGGACGGTGGGCGTCGATCGAGCAGTTCGCAACATCATGGTTCACCGGGGGTGCCGTGCCCCGGGCCCGGTTGCAGAACACGGCGAAAAAGATCAACTCGGTTGAGGCGACCGCGGTCAAAGAGGCATGGCGGGCTGCTATCGCTGTCGGTGAGCCGTTCGTGCACGGTAACGACTGGTCGTACGACCTGATACAAGCTGAGCAGGCGTCGAACGACTGGCTGACTGCGCAGAACGCGAGCGTGCTCGACGTCGCACGGTACTTCGGCTGCCCGGCTGACATGATCGACGCCGAGATGTCGAGCGCCGGAACCAAGATCACGTATGCGAACATCACGCAAAAGAACCTCGAATTTCTGGTGCTGCACTTGCGTCCGGCGATCCGGCGCCGAGAGTGGGCGCTGAGCACGCTGACACAAGCCCCCCGTTATGTGAAGTTCGACGTCGAGGACTTCCTGGCGATGGATCCGGTGACGCGAGCGACGTACCTCAAGACGCTCATCGACGCGCGTGTGCTCGCACCGGACGAGGCGCGCGAAACGCTCGACCGTACGCCGTTCACACAAGATCAGATCGACCAACTGCTGATGTTCTTCCCGCCGAAAGGCGCGACGCCGGCCGGTGCTGGCAGCCCATCCCCGGCCGCGATCACACCGGGCGGTTGAGCCGTGCCGTGGCACGTGTCAAAGACGACGCAGTGCCCGGCGTCTAAACCGTGGGGTGTGATCAAAGACAGCACCGGCAACGTCGTGCCCGGCGGCTGTCACCCGAGTAAAGCCGAAGCAGATGCGCACATGGCAGCGCTGTACGCGAACGAACCGGGAGCTAAAACGATGACCGTGATGACGACACGTGCTCACATGTCTCGCGAGCAGCGCGGGCGAATCGCGATGCAACGCGCACACTCGCTCGGCGGCAACCGGGGTGCGATCCCGGTCGGCACGGCACGCATGCAACTGTTCAAGGGCGCGCAGTACCGGGCGAAACTCGTCAAGCTGAACGGTCAGGACTGGTACCAGGTCGAGGGCTACGCGTCGGTCGTTGACACGCCGTATGAGATGTATGACATGTTCGGCCCGTACGAGGAAGAGATCAGATCGGGCGCGTTCGACCGTTCGCTCGCGCGTGACGATCTCGACACGTCGTTTCTGGTCAACCACCGCGGCGTGACGATGGCACGCACGATCAACGGCCGGCTGACACTCTGGTCGGATGACACTGGCCTCGGCGCGCGCGCGCTGCTCAACCCGGCCCGATCCGACGTGCGTGACATCGTCGCAGCGATCGACGACGGCGACATCACCGAGATGTCGTTCGCGTTCTACCTCGACGCCGGCGGGTGGAACGAGTCTTACGACAAATTTACGATCTTCGAGGCTGACATACACCGGGGCGACGTGTCGGCCGTCACGTACGGGGCGAACCCGTACACGAGCATCGGCGCACGGTCGAGCGTGCTGCTCGACGAGTTGACGCATCTGCCCGCCGGCGCCGCCCGGGCGGCGATACCGATCTTGACCCGGACGCTGGCCAAGCAGCAGCGCGCACTCACGTCGATGGACGCCGACGAGTCGGTAAACGAGGTGATCGCCGCGCTCGACGCGACGCTCGACTCGGCGTCTGATCTGGTCGTCGGCTTGGATCCGGCGACCGTGCCGCCGGAAGTCGCGCAAGCGCTCGATCTGCTGATCGGCGCCGAAGCGCTCGCCGATCAGATCATGGACATGCTAGGCATCGACGACCCCGACGACACTGACACCGACGAGCGCAACGCCGGGCCGGTAGTCGTGCCGTCGGTGCATGTCGCGTTGCCGCGCAGCTCGAGACGCGGGCGGGGCGACGATCAGCCGGCCGGCGACCGCGCGTCCGGCGGCAACCCGGCTGACGCGACACACGGCGCGTACACCGGGGCGCACACACACATGCACGCTGCGAACGGCTCGCAGGGCAGCGACGACATGCACACGCACGCCCACTCGCATAGCAACGACGGGTCACACTCGCATGCGCATGCGAACGCCGTCGGCGACGACGAGGTTGCTGTGCGCGGTGAAGATCGCCTAGCATCCGGTATGTCAACGGAGTTGGCCGCGCAACTGCTCGCGCTCGACGACGAGAACGACCGGGACCGCGACAACCCGTAAGATGCCGTAGCACGCCAGTCAGAGCGTGCTGCCAGATCCGCCAGATCAAAGCGGACTAGCACGGCCGGCAGATCAGACCGGCGGGCATCGCCCCACACATCACCACTACGCCTGTGGAGGCAACCCGTCATGACTACTATCGCGACCACCGACAGCCTGCGCGCTGCTGCCGAGGTTGAGCTCGAAGCGGCGAAGCATCGCCGTGAGCTGGCCAAAGCCGAAGCTGCGTACATTCTCAAGTCCGCGCAGGATGAGGGCCGGGCGACGCTGACGGCCGACGACAATGCGAAGATCGCTGCGGCGCGGCAGCGCCGGAATCAGGCGAACGCCGACATCGACGGCGCCAAGCAGAAGATCGCCGCGCTCGCCGACATCGACGCCGATGAGGCCGACTACCAGGCGCGCGCCGCGCAGCAGGTGCCCGCTGGCCGGCCGATCGGCGACGGCAATCAACTCGCCGTGCCGCCAGCGCCGGGGAACCCGCGCGCAGCAGATCTGCCCGCGTACGACGGTGTCGCGCGGATCGGTGAGGAACCACGCACGTACTCGCGTCAGACCGACCCGTACGGGCGGCAGTTCTTGATGGATGTGGCGCGCGGGTTCAGCCACAATGACCCGAACTCTCAGTCTCGGCTCGCGCGGCACATGACGGAGGAGAAGATCGAACGGCTCGCCGGCGGCCAGTTGCAGCGCGCCGCTGGTGACGCGAACACGGGCGCTTTCGCCGGTCTGACGGTGCCGCAGTATTTGACAGACATGTATGCGCCGGCGATTGCTGGTCTGCGTCCGTTCGCCGACATCTGCAACGGGCACCCGCTGCCGCCGAACGGCATGGCGCTCGACATCTCGCGCATCACCACGGCGACCAGCGCAGCGTTGCAGGCGAACGAACTCGACACCGCGTCGGCGACGAGCATCGACGACACGCTGCTCACGATTCCCGTGCAGACGATCGCCGGCCAGCAGCGCATGAGCCGTCAGGCGATCGACCGCGGCACCGGCACCGAAGATGTGACCGTGCAGGATCTGTTCTCCCGGTATGCGACGACGCTCGACGCGACGCTGATCACGCAAGCGTCAACCGGGCTGTCGGCTATCGCGCAGAACGTTGCTTACGCTGACGCGACGCCGACCGCTGCCGAGTTGTACCCGAAGATTCTGAACGCTGCGGCGAACGTCGAGGCGGCGCTGCTCGGTTTCGGCTCACCGTCGCACGCCGTCATGCACAGCCGCAGGTGGTATTGGCTCGCGTCGCAGCTCGGCACCACGTGGCCGCTGATCAACGCCGGACCGTGGGGTGTTCAGGCCGGTGGCGTGCTCAACCCGAACTCGTCTTACGCGTCCGGGTCGCGCGGCCAGTTGCCGGTTGGGCTCGACGTGATCGTTGACAACAACATCAGCACTGCGCTCGGCGCCGGTACCGAGGACGAGATTTACGTCGTGCCGCAGCGCGAGTGTCATCTGTGGGAGGAGCCGAACGCGCCGCTGTACATCCGGGCAGAGCAGCCGGCCGCGGCGAACCTCGGCGTGCTGCTGGTCGTGTACGGCTACGTCGCTTACACGATGGGCCGGTACACCAATGGCATGGGCAAGATCTCGGGTACTGGTCTGATCGCGCCGACGTTCTGACCTGCTGATCGTCTCGCCGGCCCCTGTTGCTTCGGGGTGCCGGGGGTCGGCGAGCGTCACGTCACACGAGGAGGCGTCGCACCATGGCCAAGGTTCAGATCAAGCCGACGGCGAGCGGGTCGTTCACCGACGTCACTGGCAAGACGACAACCGGGATCGTCGAGCTGCTACCGTACGCGCGGGCGCAAGCGCTGTTCGCGACGAATCTGCTCGCGTTCTCCCAAGGCGCGGCCGGTGCCCGGACGACGACAGCGAACAAGCAGGCTGCTGCCGTCGGGCGTGTTCTGCAATGGGTTTGAGAGGGATGAGACGCATGCCGTCGATCAACGATCTCAAAGGCCAACTAGAGACAGCCGAAGCGCAGGGTCGCGGCACCGACGCCGGCCGGATCAAGAAACAGCTTGCCGCGCTCGGATGGGAAGCGCCGAAACCGGGCCGCGCTCGTACGGCTGCTGCCGAGTCTCGAGCTGCGGCATCCGACGACGACGAGAGCGCTAAGACGCGCGCGCCGGCGGGCCGGACGACACGTCGCGGGAGGGCGTCCGAGACGTGACACGCATGATCGACCTTGACCAGGTCGTAGGATTCCGCGTCGGACAGCACACGTACACGCCTGACGAGGTGACGATCGTCATGGCCGGCGATGATGTCGTCGCGCACGCTGGTGTCGCCGAGGTCGGTGCCGCAGTCAAAGACGACACGGCAGACGAATGATCGACGACGGCAGTCTCGTACTCGGCTACGTGCACAACGGCACGGTGCGCGCCGAGTTCATGCGTTGCGTGCTCAACGTCACGACGGGCCCGGCGCCGGATCGGCGGATCGCTGCCGTGATGGATGAGTCAGCGGGGTCGCTGATCGCGAAAGCACGCAATCAGCTCGTCGGCCGGTTTTTGTCCACAGCCTGTGAGTGGCTGTGGATGGTTGATACCGATGTCGTGTTCTCAACCGGCGCGCTACTCGGACTGTCGCATGTCGCCGACCAGGACGAACGGCAGCTCGTGTCAGGTGTCGTGCAGATCGCCCGGCCGGACGGGTCACGGCACCCGTCAGTGTTCGAGTTGAGCTCGAACGAGCACGGTCTCGCCGTCCGGCACATACCGATGTCGGAGTGGCCGCGCGACGGTCACGCGCTGATCGTCGATGCGACCGGCGCGGCGTGTCTGCTCGCGCACCGTGACGTGCTCGAAAAAGTGCAAGCAGAGCACGGACCGCGGTGGTTCACGCCGGTCGAGGTCGAGAACGGGATCGTCGGCGAAGATATCTCGTTTTGCATGCGCGCGGGGGCGCTCGGCGTCCGGCCGGTGGTCGCGACGAAGGTGCACTGCGGGCATGTGCGGCCGGTTGTCATCGGCTCAATCTTGTGAGAGGCGAACATGGGTGCGTTGCTGCTCGACACGTTCATCGACTGGTCGTGCGATCACTGCTACGCGACCGACCGCACCCGGCCGCTACCGGCGCACGCTGCCCGCATGCACGCGTGCCCCGGTTTGCACGGCATGATCGCGCCGCTGGTGCGCGCCGGCACTGACTGCAAGGTGACGCTGGTCGAACGCGGTGACTATCTGCGCGACGAGGAGACCCGCACCGGAGACGACGGCGTGCCGTATATGGCGGTCAGAACTGACTACGCCGATGGGCGTAACGATCTCGCGGTGTTCGCGCCGGTCGCGACGTTCGGCGTCCGGCGTAACAAGGATTGGCGTTCGCGATAACCGGAGGGTTGAGCAATGGCGTGGACTGACAGCCGGGTATTCACGCAAGCCGTGCTGAACCCGTTGACGGCGTCGGCGTGGTCAACGACCGAACCGACGACGTATGGTGCGAACGGGCTGTCGGCCGACTCGCTTGCCGTGACGTTGTGGAATAACTCGATCACGCCTGACCGTGACGCCGCGGTCGCCTCAACCGGGTACAACACGGGTCAGTGGGCATCGGGGGCGAACGAGCAGAAAGACGCAACGAACTGGCCCGCCGGCGGGGCGTCGAACCTGCTCGCGTCAAAGACGTACACGCTCGGCACGTCGGTCGTCGCGCTCGACGCTGCTGACCGCGCCGGTAACGGCAACCTGACGCTGGCTAACGTGTTCGGCTGCCTGGTGCACGACGACACGATCACCGCCGGCACGGTCGCGAAGCAGGGTTTGTCGTTCAATTACTTCGGCGGGTCGCAAGCCGTCACCGGGGGCACGTTCACGATCATCTGGGATGCGACCGGCGTGCTCAAGTTCACGACATGAACGAGCTGACCCGCGCGCCGTGGGATCCGGCGAACACGCTGCTGCACGAGACGACGGCACAACTGACGACCGAGGGTGTCAACACGCCGGACGGGCCTCGGCTCGCTGTGACGATCCGCACCAACTCGACGACGACGACCGTGTTTTTGCGTAAGGGCAACGCGCTCGCGTGGGGTGAGAAGATCACCGCCGACGCTTCGCGCATGGCAGGTGTCGTGCCCGCGACGATGATGATTCAGGAGGGCTGAGACATGTCGGGTCAGGGTTGGCTGTCGCTGCTCAATGATCAGTGGCAGATCGGCGCGGGTACTGCGCTGTCAGCGTCGGCGAGCACGGCGACGATCAGCCCGCAGAACTCGTCGGCGAAGGATTATCTAATCAGCCCGTACGAGTGGCGTGTGAACAAGACGCTTATGGTGTACGCCGACGGCATCTTGGGTTCGGGTGGCACGGCGTCGAACCTGACCGTCTTTCTAGCGGCGGGTGCGACGCCGACGACGCTCTCAACGTCGCCGGCGATGGCGCTCGGCACCGGCTCGCTATCCAGCTTGCCGTGGCATCTGTGGGCGCGCATACGCTGTCTCTCTGTCGCGTCGTCGGGCAACACGCTAGAGACCAAGGGCACGTTTATTTTCAACAATGCGACCGCGCCCGCGCTCGGCACGGCTAACGCCGTCATGTGCGACCTGCCGCTGACATCGGCGGCGGTTGACCTGACGGCGTCGTGTGCGATCATCATGCGCGCGACGCTGAGCGCGGCGTTCGGCAACATCACCTGTCATTCGTTCATCGTCGAGTCGCTGAACTGAGCCGAATGTGGCGCTGCACTCGGTCACGATCCCATCGACCACGCTGCCAGTCGGCGCGCGCGATTTCGGCCCGGCGAACCTCAACGACAATGACACTCACATATCGCTGACGATCGACCGGACGGTTAGCGGCGGGCTCGACGCGACCCCAGCAGCGCGGATCGAGATCGAAGCATGGCAGTCGAACGACGGCGGCGTCACGTGGGTGCTGATAGTCGGCGGCAACCTCCCCGGCGGGCCGCAGTTCTCGGTGGACAAACAGGGCGTGCAGCATCCGTACACGACTGGCGTTGTCGGTAATGACCTGATGCCGGGCACCGGGCGCCGGATCAAAGCGACGCTGACCGTGACCGGCTCATCTGTGACGGTGCAAGGGTCGCTCGACATCGTCTAAGGGGTCGCCGTGGCTGTTGCCTTCGACGCGGTCGGCCCGTCGAGCTCAGGTGCAACCGGCGCGGGTGTCACGTCGCTGTCGTGGACGCACACCAACGTCGGGTCGGCTATCGCGCTGGTCGCGTTCGGCGCGTTCGACGGCATCACCCAGAACTCTGGCGCGACGTGCTTTCTTGACCCGTCGGGCGCTAACACGGCGTTTACGTCGCTCGGGCAGCGCGCGTCGAACGACCAGACGGCGGGTATGGGCGCGCTGTTCGGGCTGGCGAACGTCAGCACGGGTGCGCATACGGTCAAGGTCGTCTCACCTGGTAGCGCGGGCGCTATCGAGGGCGGGTCGGTTTCCTACACGGGTGCCGACACAAACACGGCGACAGCGTTCGGCACGGCGACAACTGCCATCGGCACGACAACCCCCGGCGCGGTCACAGCAGCCGGCACGACGTCGGGCAACATGGTCGCCGCGGCGATCGTCAACGGATCCGGCATCAACCCGTCAAGCCCCGGCACCGACCGTTGGGGCGCTGCTGCTGGCGCTCCGGTCGGCGCGGGTGGTTTCGCCCGGCAAGCTGATCTAGCTGCCGGCGGGTCTGTCTCGTTTAGCTGGGTACTCACTAATGACTGGTGGGCGGCGTTCGCTGCCGAGGTCAAAGCAGCGACAGCCGTGCCGGTGCTGTCGCCACAACCACCGTGGTATGAGCCGCCCGGTTTGCAATCGCCGATGTCGTGGGCGCTCGCCGAAGATACACGGCAAGCGTCTTGGCAAGACATCATCCCGCCGGCCGCGCCACCGATCCCGCAGTACCCGCTGCCAGCGCCACCCGGCCGGCTATCGCCGCAAAGCATTCTGACCCCGCGGACAACCGTCGTCGATCCGGGCCCGGCGTCGGCGGGTGTGGCCAGTCCGGCGGCTGGTGTCGCGACGTCGAACGTCATCGCGACCAACGCGACGCCCGCAGTCGCGGCGTTCGCCGGCGTGGCGACCGTGTCGGCAGTCGCGCCAGCCGGAACCGCCGCCGCGGCGGCGAATCCGACGGCAGCAGCTTCGAGCGTCGTCGCGACCGCTGGCACCATCGCCGAAGCAGCGAACTCGGGTGTCGCGTCGAGCACGGTCGTCGCGCCGGCGCCAATACCGGCAGTCGCAGTCAACGCTGGGGTTGCGACGGTCGGCGCGGTCGCGAACCCGGCGACGGTCAGCACCGTCCCGGCGACGAACGCACCGGCCGGCGTCGCAACGGTCAGCGTCGTCGCTAACCCTGCGCTGCCCGCTGTCGGCGCGAACGCGGGCGTCGCGACCGTATCAACACAAGCGCCAGCGCCGATCCCGGCTGTCGGCGGGGCGACGACCGCTGCTGTCGTG